GCTGAAATTGCTTCATTTTCTTCGTTGCGTTTCCGGCCTCAACCCTTACCGCAACTTTTAACTCTTCGTTCATTTATTTGCCTTTAGTTTCGCCGCCTGATAAGCCTCAAGCTCGCTTTCAAATATATCTATCAACTTTAAAATAAGCTCCCGCTCATTTCTCCACCCGCTGCCGTTTCCTAATCCAAACCGTTTGTAGTATTTCCACTCAGCGTAAGCATCGTGAAAAGTCTCATCAAAGTATCCTTTAATATCTCCTCGCGTGACCCAACCCGAAGGTGTCTGGAACAACGCCTCAGGAAAGTCTATCTTATCCACACCGTACCAGCCCGCGAAATACAACTGGCAGGCTATTCTAAGTTTTTTTCTGCCTCCTCAGGTAGTTCATCCGCTCTGATAACTTCCGCGGTTATCTCTTCCGCGAGACCCTCTAGTACTCGGTTCTTCGATGCAAGCAGTTCTTTCCCGTTCTTAACCGCCTTTTCCTTGCCGTCTATTTCCTCGGATAAGTTTTCTATTTTAATAACGTGGTTAGCAAGTATCTTATCCGTATCAAAGTTCACAACAACGGACCCTTTCGCCGTTTTGTACTCTATTTCCTTCAAGCCCTTCTTTTGCTCGACGGTAGGGTAGTTAATGTGTACCGCTACCTGTTCGGTTGCCGGGAGACTTCTATTCCCGTTCCATTTTGGGATATACTTTTCTTTTGTCTGCGTTACAAGTTTCAAGAGTTCCTCCTTTAAAAAAGCCGCCCGAAGGCGGCCCTTGTATTAGGTTGCCTTTACGTACACCATGTTAGGCCGTTCGGCTCCGTTTTCAGTGTAGTTGAAGTTAAAAGTCACCGGCCCTTCCATTGGCTTGTCCATTGACAATGAATCAATTATGCTCGGCTTGTACGCCCACACTTTGTATTCGTCAGTCGTCCCCTCATTGTAGGAAATGAGCATGTGAAAGTCGTCTTCGCTCGGCGCGTCCCGTTTGAGCACGTTGCCCGTAGACTCTCTTAAGATTACTCTAAACCGATTAAGCAAGTCCCGCTGTACGACATCACTTGTGGACCCATCATGTGGTAACAAGTACCCGTTAACCGATCCCGTGACCTCCGGTTTCTTTCCGACCTGGTACGCTTTAACGTCATGCGTCTGTACCGTTTCGTCAAACTTTTCCTTACTTTCGCTATCACTTACATCCGTGCAAAATGCGATCTTTGACACGGTGACCTTTTTTGCCTGGTCGCCTTCAAAAAGCAATATGCCCATGCCGGAGGAGTTATATACTAAGTCATTAGTTTTAAGTACTCCTACATTAGGATCAGTTGTCCCCGTCGATATTGCCGTGAATTTATACCAAGTATTCGTGTCAAGCGCGGTCCCGGGCGCGCCCGTGGAAGTCGTAGCGGCCGCAAAGGACATACTATATAAATATCCATTGGCCCCATTGAAAGCCATATAAACCCCCTTATATGCTATATGTGAATATTAAGTCCTGAGCAAAGCCGTATTTATCTACGCCACTTAGCGCACGTCCTCCGCCCATTTCTATCATGTTTACTTTGACGCTACTTATCGTCCCATAACGCCAACCTCTATATTTGTTTGTTATCGCCTCCGCTATTTCCCGGCAACGTGTTTTGTCATCGGAAAAGCAGTTGAACTGCAAACGTGCTTGCGAAGTCTCGTCCTCAGACTGCACAAACTTTCGCCGTTCCACTGACGGATTTACTATTGTTACATAATCTTGCACCGTGCCTTTTGCCAGGTTAGACTTGTCACGATCAAGATAATATATTCTGTTTCCTGTGTAGGTCGTCACCGATGTGCTTCCTTTTAAGTCGGTAATGACCGCGTCCTCTATACTAGCCACGTGCAGCTTCCTTTTTCATTTCGTCTGATATTGCCCGCCTGATAGGCTCGGCATTTCTATTCCGATCTAATGCAGGTCGCAGATAAGGCTGTGCAGGAAACCCCGGATGATTCACTGACTTGCCAAAAAAAGTATGCCCGTCAGTCAATACCTTAGCTTTATTTACAGTAATAACCTGTGGGTCTTTCCCGAACTCTATTGCAGCCGCGTATTTGACATTAGTCCCTACGTGCAATGTGTACTTATCGGTCGGTTGCGAGACATCTTTCCCGGCTTTCCTTTTCGTTGCGTAGTCGATCGATCCGGCTAGCCGTCCGGTGTCCCGAGGTGCGTCCGCCTGAGCTTGCCCCGCTATCGCACGGCCCATATCATCAAGCCCTTTTACAATGCCACGCTCAATAGCAGCCCCGTAGTCTTTACCCTCCATTGAGTTATACACTTTCATCGCATCTTCGCCTTTCGCCACCTTCGGAGGCCGTCAAGTATCCGCTCAGGATAGTAGTTACTCCCGGCGTATGTGATAGACTGCTCGCCTTGTGTTTCAGCAGACCGGTCATCCGGCTGCGCGTTCGTAAGCAAATACCCGACCATTTTAGCAAGTACAGGCTTTATCCCCTGCGGCCATTTAACCCGAGTAACATACGATATCCCCGGCGGGTGCCTGTCACTTGACTGTTGCGTCAACAAGTCCCCGCTTGACTCTAATACTAATGTATCAGAGGACGCCGCCACCGAAGTAGTGATAGAATACAACCCGAAATTAGCATTTGCCCCGCTTACAAAAATATCCATACCCTTGTCGAACAAACACGCTTTAAACTTAGCATCATCGTCGGTTATCTTATCGCCGGCCCCGGTGGATGCTTTAAACTCTAAGTTTCCCCATCTGTAAGCGTACCCGTCATCAAAAGCATTGTTACAATAAGCAATAGCATCATACGCCGCTATCGGAATCATTGCGTCTATCTCTGCGTCATACTCGGTGGTACCTTCACGGATATATGTTTTGACTTCGTCTCTTGTTATCATCTCTCCAACCAACTATCTAATAGTTTCATGGTCTCTATAGCCCCGTTGTACTGTTGCAAAGCCGCCTCCGCTTGCTGATACTGCTGCTGTGCCTGCGCCCTTCGTTGCACCATATCTTTTTTGTGGAACTTCAGACGCTTCTCAAACTCTCCCGGCTCCTCGTACCCGTACAACCTGTTAGACTTGACCATGTCGGCACCCGGCGGTAGGTAACACTTGATCCCTTTACCCTCCGCAACACCGATAAAGTATTCGCATGACGGCATCTCATATGCGTATTCCGACACCGTTGCCATGTGCACGCCGTAGTAGTGTATTTCCTCGTAGCCTTCTTCGATTGCTAAAGCCGTCATCCAGCTTATGGAATTGGTAAAGTACCTACGATACTTGCCTAATATCATGTCCTTCGGGAAAGGCACGCTGTTTGTGACCTCTGGATGTTTCCCCTGCATCATTACAGGACAACCCCGCTGGTTATACAAGTGCGCTCTCATCTCCCATCGAGACTTACTATGCAATTCGAATATCCGGTCAATCCTCGGCACCTTCTCAGTCCCGTGCGTCACGGCAGTACCGACCGCCCAAATATCAAAGCTGTCATCCTGGAAAGGCGCGTCCTTCATCGTCTGCGCCGTGCCTAAAATAACCACTTTCTTCCTGTCAGTTTGAACCTTCTTTGTTTCAACCTGTTTACTCATTCTTGATCCTTTCCTTTTAAAATAAAGGCGGAGCATACGCCCCGCCCTGTATAGTTTATTTATAACCCGGAAACCCAAGTGCGAACACATGGGAACACTTCGCGGTGGTCCCTGTAGCCGTTGACGGAGCTATATTAAATTTTAGTCCATTAGTAGACTTGAACCTCGCCGAGTCAAACGGACCGGCCCAACAATAGCCTTGTGTAGACCCGCCGCCTTCATAAAATTCTTTAACGTAATTGTCGTTGTTGCCTCCGGCGAAATCTTCCGACCCGTAAATAGTGATTTTTAACTTTTCTGCCCCGCCGCCGGGGACCATGCCAATCACTACTTTGCTGTAGTCGCCTAGGTTAGATGTTGCAATGGCAAAAGTCGAACCGGAATTAACCGTGGGTACCAACTTGAATTTCGTATTTTCCACCTCGTTCCAATTAAGGTCTACGGGTGTTATAGCTGTAGCTGCCATAGTTTACCTCCTTAAGTAGTCTTATAGACAAACTTCGCAATCGCGGTCGGCTGTACTACTTTAGCTCCAAACAAATAAAGTCCACGCACCGCATCGGCGAACCGTTTTTCGCTCCGCAGTGCTTCAACTTCCGTCAGCTGTCCAGCATAAGTGATGCCGTCATTAACGCCGAAGGTGCACACTGTAGCCTCGGCCGAAGAACCCATTGTAGTCGGCACGTTGTTGCTCACATAAATGTCAAAGCCTAAACTTTTACCGACAAGTCCATTAGTTATAGCCGGGTCATTAGGTACGTCGTACCCGGTGCCCTGGATGGCGTGCCCGTATAAAAGGACCTGATGCAGGAACGGCGTTATAATCGCCCACCTGCCCATGCCTGGTACGTTCCGTTCATTAAGCAAGCGGCCCGCCGTGACAAACGCTTTCATCACTTTTTCGACCTGCGTAGACTTAACCTCTATCGGACCCCCGGCTGCAGTTGTTCCAAGCGCATCCGTACCGACCGAAGAATCCTTTGCGTCGACGTAAAGCCCGGCAAGGTACGAGTCGATTGAGTTAGCAACCGAGACCCCTGCTTTCCGCAGGCCCTCGTTCATCAGCCCCGGCATACTCTGCGCCTTCGTAATGTCATCGACGTAAATATTAAACGTCCGCGTTTTGTTAATGTTAAGTACGGTCTGTGCATCAGTAAGCGCGCTTGCTCCCGGTGCCGTAGACCCCGCGGCGTATGCCGTGGAGACGGTAGGTGCCGTCACCGACTGAATATTGACCGTATCTCCCATCCTAGAGATTTCGCCCTCGTAATTAGTGTTACACCGATTCTTGTAAACAAAGTTCTTATCGAATGCCTGTAATATACGTTGCGACCATATCTCTGGTTGAAAATTCGTAATAGCCATATTTTACCCCTGTATTTCTATTTGATTCAGGTCGAGCTTTTTGAAGTCCTCGTCACTCATGTTCCTGAAGTCTTCAAGCTTATATTTGCTCTGTGTCTGCTCGCCTGTTTTTGGTTTCTCCTTGTTCTGAAACCTTTGTTTTACTTCTGCGTCCGTCAACGCCTTAGCCTTACTCTCGATAAGCTCCTTAGCGGCGTCAACCCACTCGTCTAATCCATCCGCGTCCGATACATCGAACTCGAACAGTTTTGATAGTTCAGGCACTCCGGCATCAGTCAGCTTCTTATACCGTAGCTCGCGCTGTTCTTTCGCGGCTAACTGCTGTTTTAATTCGTGTAGCTGTTCCTCTGCCGTTTTTTCCTTTTGGTTTTTCTGTTCCATCATTTTTTGAAAATCATTGAGCTTGGACTGTAGCTCCTTAACTTTCTTATCTGAACCAGCCTGTGCCTTCCGTATCGCCTCGTACTCTTCTTTTGAGACTACATCGCGATCTTCGGTAGTCTCGTTGTCAGTTTGAACCTCTTCTGTTTCAACCTGCTCTTTGTCTTCCATTTATATTCTCCTTAAATTATTTCTCTTGTTCTCTTGCTTCTTTCTGCAAATATATTAATTCCATTCTCATTTCACCGAGCAGCAGCCCGGCAAGCCCGTAATCGTTCTTAAGTATCGCCTCATGCGCCCTGCTTACTTTCTCAAACCAATACATCCCATTTGCTATGTAGTCAAATTCTTTGTATTGACTTTCTTGAGTTGTCATATCTTCTGTCATCAAACTTCTCCTACTTGCGTTACAACTTTTTGACTTGCTTTAGCCATCCCTTCATTTACTTTTTTTTCGACCCTTTCCTTTTCAAGCGCAGCCACCCTCTCTTTAAGTGCCTCTATTTCTTTTTCTGCTACATCAACTCTCGTCATAATTATTCCCTCCAATCCTTTGATATATTGTGCCTATCGTATGCGCCCTCTTTTTCAGCCCATTCCCGATAGGTCTTGTACTTGATAACCTCGCGTTCGCCTTTGTCTCCGGCCCGGCGTGTTTCCGGCGGCTCAAGGTCCTCTTCCGTAATCCTACATCGGCAGTTGATATCAAACCCCGCGTCTCCACTTAACCGAGGTCCTGCTACAGGACCAACCGGAGTGTCAAAGTGATACGTACCATCCTCGTGTATCACCGCGTACCGCCCATCCATAACTTGATGATCCGGCCTTGTCCTGCTATCCAGCGTTGCATCCCATCTTACCTTAAGCTTAACTCCCTCTTTTAACGCCTCTTCTATCTGCGTCTTCTGCCCGAGGGTCTGCGCCCTGCCGCCTTCCGTCCGTGCTATCCGCAGTGCATCATTAGCCGTGCCTTTTATCGCCTTGCGTATCTCCCGCGCCATCTCAGGATATCCTTCACCCCGGATAACACCTTTTTTTATCGCCCGGCGTATCTTCTCCCGGCCTAAAAACCGCAACCGCTTTTGTGCGATATCTTTAAGCGGATTGTCAAGAACCCCCTGTATCCGCTCAGGATTAAGCAGCTTAAAGTCTATTACAACGCCGATCTCCTCATTAGTAAACAACCACCGGCTGTAATAAGCCTGCGTAAATATCGCCGTCTCCGCCGTCTGTAAAGTCCGTTCGTTTTTGCTTAACGCTTTGTTAAGCCGCTTTACAACCTTTGCTTCGAGTTTCCCAAGCCGGTTGTACTTGTTCATTATCTCTTGTGTAAGCTTCCCGCCTTTAGCGTACCGCTCGTATGTTAACGCTATCTCTTCACGTATCTCCTTTAACGCCTGCCGGAATATCGCAACCGTTTGCTTCTCACTCTTCGTCTTCGAGGCTGTGGCGGAATCGATCGA